CTATTTTACCTTCGCCGTAGTGTGGTGGGTGATTAACAACATCAGACATGTTTTACCTCTGGCATTAGTAGTTTAGATATTTCCATATTATAGGCGTCAGCCTTAAAAGTAAAGTTGTTTGATGGGTCTTTGTCTCCCTTCTTAAAGTGGGTACTATCTTCATAGTAATTTTCCCTTGGATACCAACCTAAAAACCAACCTACGTGTAGATCGTTGTGTACCCTAACAAAAGCATAATAATCACACTTTTGTTTGTAGTAAGTGTTTATAGAACACTCATAAAAGGGTTTAGGTTTAACAGAAGTCCTTTTAGTTTTTACATCTACAGTTTTACCAGATGGTAAGATTATATCATAGTCTACATTCTTTTCTATGTTATCAAACCTTCCACCTAGCACCTTAAGTGCTACCTCTTCTCCCACGAATCCAGCTAAGTTACCTTGGCCCCTAGTAATACTTCTACTTAAGTGTCCAAGCTCTTTTGCTTTCTCCCTAGATCTCAACAGCATTTGGTCAGTTATTTCAATCTCAATCATGTGATATCTACAATCTCACATACATCACCAGAACAGGCCATTGTTTGCATACTCACTGTGTTGTCCTCTTGCTCATAGTCGGATAGTTTAGACCAATCAATCTTCTTTGGCATAAGTGATAGTAGCATTTCATAGTCTGATTTACCACACTCTTGATAGGGTGCCTGTTGATAAGAGTGGTCAGTATGTGGCAAGAATGACACACCAGACATTTCATCAAAGTGTTCATACACAAATGCACCTACAGCCATCCATTCAGAATCACGTACTGATATTGTCACGCTAGGTTTATGTTCACACCAATGTCTCTGATATATCAACCACATTTCTAGTTGTTCAATGGCAGTCATGTCATTACGTGTAACTGCACCATTGGGTGATTTCATAGGGAAGCTGAACACTGTTGTTGTATCACCCTTAAACACACATGGTTCATGTGGGATCTTTTGATCCTTCATAAATTGTGTCAGTGGGTCTTTATTATCCCCGCGTACAGTACGGATATAATATGGAGAATGACGAGCATGGATGCCACTTGCGGAGTCAACCAACTGCGAGACTGTTCCTGATGGTTTAACGCAGCTAATCGCAGCAGAGGGCGGTATGTCAAGACGACTAGCCCATTCAGCATTAGTAGAGATAGCGACATTTCTAAGATGCTCCAAAGTTTTGTCCAGACCTTTATTCTTTGTGGTCAAAAGACGGTTATCCATTATGCCTGTGAGTGACACACCAAGCAAACGCTCTTCTTCTGTGTTTCGCTGCCACACCTTTCGCAGATAGGGGAAGTGCGTATAAGAGCTTTGGATGGTGCCAAGGATCGTAGCAATCTTAACTTTTCTCTCAAGGTCTTCCACACTGTCCGTAGAACGAACCACACACTCTGTAAGGTTGCAGAACTGATACGGGCGCAAGATGATCTCAGAACATGGGTTGGTTCCGAAATCGTAGTTAGGATCACGTCTTTCATTCTTTGCAGCTTGTTTCTTAGATGCCTCACGGTTGAATACTCCACGTTCACCTGACTTACTTTCCACTAGGGCGGTCCACTCACGCATAAATGTTTCCATGTCTGGACGTTCAGTATATGCAACACTGTTGTTAGCTAAGGCACGATGCGCTGCAGTCTCCCACCATTGACCTGACTTAGCGTGACGCATACGGTCATCTGATAGGTTGGATAGACTGATCATTGCTGACCTACGTACACCACCTACAACAACAATCTGACCAATGAAGCACATAAGATCGTGACACTCAACACTAGATAACTTACGTCCCTTTGCATTCTTGAATGTCTGTACAGTGAAGTTGAATAGTTCAACTAAGGGCGCTGGACCTGATGCTCTACCACCAAAAGTCTTAAGCCTTGCCCCTGCAGGACGAACCTTAGATACATCCCATCTTGGAATCTCACCAGCCCAAAGGAGTGCCAAAAGTTGCCTAAATGCTTTAGCCCAACCTTCCTTGCTATCTCTGACTACGATGACAGTCTCACTATCGAACAACTCAGGTATCTCAGGGAGTTTGGATATGTATTGTCTTTCGACACTAAATCCGACACCAGTGCCACAGAGAAGGATGAACATAGCCTCATCGAAGGACTTAGGGTCATCTACGGGTAGATAGCTACAATTATACCCTGCAGTGTTGTCACGCTCTAAAGCTGGACCTGCAGTCATCATTGCCCTCATAGAAGGCATAACCTCAAGGTTTAGGATGGCGTCACGTATGCTGTTGACATATGAGTCGTCACCTATCTTGGGGCGAACAACATTATCCATGTAGCGTTCTACAGTCTCTGACCAGTCTTCACGTCCCTTGCCATCAAAATATTTAGCATAACGTGACTTAGCAATAAAAGTTTGATAATCTGTTGGTAGATAGTTATTCATCTTTTCCACGTCCTCGCATCGTTTTATCTTCTTCTAGCCAGATCAACCTGTCGATATCACCTCGACTAATCCCAATATCTTTTAGTTCTCTATCAGATAGTCGATTAAGTTCCTTGATTGTCTCTCTATGTAAACGCCAAGTTCTTAAATACTTCCAATATCTCCATACCCATTTCATCTGTTGTCACCCGATCCATGTAGTTTATTTCGTTGCTTTCTGCTATTTAGCTTCAGCATGTTTAGATCCATCACTTTACGTAGGTTTGCATTATGCAGATTAGCCAGTGCTGTAACGTAAAACAAAACATCCCCTAATTCCTGTAATATCTCTTGGTGGGAATACGCTGTACTGTCTCTAAACGTCTTCTTAATCTTCTCTGCAACCTCACCAGCTTCACCCACAAGACCTAAAGTATTCTCTACCAGACGATCTTTACCTTTGGTCATTATCATGCTCTCTACAAAATTTGTGTAGCCCTCAAGGTCCTCTTGCATATCTCTGATATCTGTTTCGTTAATCATGTTATATCCTCTACAACTCTTCCATAAAACTCTGTTGGCCCCTCTTGCTCAATATCAAACAAGTACCAACAACAGTTATCTTTCCCTTGTCCCTTACTATTCTCTATCCACTTTACCCTACCTACGCTAACCACCTTCTTGCAGTAAGTCATGTAAATAGCAGACTGCTTTGTGTGCATCCAATCTGCATCAAATAGCAACCAAGTCTTACACGTGTGCATGAACTTTTCTATCATGGGGTGTAAGAGCATCCTGTCCCAAGGTGGATTTGTTATGATGTAAGTTTCTGGGTCATATTGATCAACCTCTAACTGTAGAGCATTTGCAGGTAGAATATCACTTCGTCTTGGTTCTATGTCAGTAGCAACAAGAAGAGTGCCAGCGCCACCTGTAAGTTCGTCTATGTGGTCGATTAATCTACCATCACCAGCACAGGGTTCGATGTATTCAAACGTGTAGGGTAAGTGTGGTATGAGAGGCTCTACGGCGGCTATGGGAGTGGGGTAAAAATCCCGTGGCCTTCTCTCATAATTACTACGTTTACCCATGCCCTTGCTCCTATGATCAAGCATCATACATCCATGAGAGGTCTACTGATTTCACTATTGGCTCAATGCTAGTGTCGAAGTGTTTTAAGTCTTTATATGCTGCATTGAAATCTGGATAAGGGATGTCCTGTGGTTGACTTACCATCTTACCCTCATGCTCTACCTTGCAGGTAAGCCATACATGCTCACCATCATCCCAAGGCCCATGTACTACACCCCATATCTTAAAGAGTTCTTGTTGTGTCATTTCTTTCCCCTTTGTTTCATAAGATGTAGATAGTCTTCCATAGGTACGATTGCAAGCCATTCCTTACGATCTCCCCGAAAAAATACGACAGGATCGTAAAAACCCTGCCGAGCTTGTTCCATCCAATCATACACTGTCTGTAAGTTCTTACGTCTTTTTACTTCTATTGTAACTGGTAAATACTTACGTGCCTTTGGACTAAGTTGTATGTCTTCCCCGTTCTGCCCCATAGCTGTAGACCTAACGTCATCTGGCTCAAGGTTGGGGAAGCGTTTAAGTATAGCGTCCCTAACTTCCTGTTGTCCTAGTCTCCCTTTTGCTTTACTTGAACTGGCGGTTCCCATATTTGACCTTCCTCTCTTCTTAACCACAGGAGCCTTGCGTTCTCTATCACCCTATCTACATCCCCATCATATGCCTTGACACATTCTTCAAATAACTCTTCCTCTGTGTTGCAATCCTGTAACATCTTGTTTGCTGTTGCTGGTCCCACTTTGTAAAGACCTAAGATGTTATCAGCATTATCACCAGATAAGATCTGAGAGTAAAAGAACTTCAAGCCATCGAAGTCAGATACTGTGGTAAGTGTTCCTCTAGTTAAGTTGAAATGTTGACAGGCCAATTGTAGCATGTCTTTGTCGATGGAAGCAACAATACTAGATGGGCCATATTTCGTTACTGCCTTGCCTATAAGATCATCAGCCTCTTCATTCTCACTTACGATAGCGTCATGTTCATCAACAAGATGGTTTCGTGTAGCAGTGAGGTGACGGGGCTTTTCTCTTTTGGACCTGTTACCTTTATAGATAGCTGTAGTTGCTAGATCGTATCGAAAGTTCCCCTTGCCAGTAAGAAAAACTTCATAGTCATCTTTACCAGCGAAGGGGAGTGCAGTTTCATCTAACACGTATTCGATTAAGGAGTCTACTTTCTCTATAGCTTCTTTTTGTGGTTGGTCCTCTGTGGCGAAGGCTGCTCTGTAGGCGATGATGTCACCATCTATAAGCACCTTGCCAGACATCAGATATCACTCCAGACCATCTCTCCATCGTCTTTCTCAAAGGCTACAGATTTCACATATGTAAATCCTGCTGCTTGAGTTGCCTCAGAGTAAAGCCAAGCTAGATCGTTTAAAGTTTCTACGTCTTCTCTTTCGATACTTGTTTTGCCAGTGAACCCATCGTCTTTAGATTCTGATTGAAAGGTGATCTGTACTTTCATGTCATCCTACCATAAACAATTCATCATCTTCTGAGATTTTATTCTCAGGCTCATAGGCGACATGCTCAGTAACACCTACATTAAGCAAACGCAAGCCAGCACCATTTGAATATGTTTCAAACTGTACCTTTGCTTTCGTACCATTACCTAATGGGCCATCTTCATCAAAGTTCCAGTATCGACGCGCATCACGTCCCTGCAGAAGATTGACTACATTTGGCGCACCGCCAAAATCTATCTCTGTCTCTTCACCAGTTTTACGATCAGTGAAGGTTTTCACGTCTTTGATTGCACGTTTCAGACGCATAAACTTACCAATACCATATTCTGAGTTACCTTCAAGAATACGATCACTGTTCATTGGTTTCGGGTCTAAACCGTCTGCAAGTAGCTGGTCAATTTGTGACTGGTCTGTAAAGTATGCGTTGACTGCATACTGACCACCCTTCTGATAAATGGCTTGGGCAGCTTTAGGTCCATCAGGACTACCTTTGTCGGCGTTCTCAGGGAAAACTTTTGCATACTCAAGAACCATGTCCATAGTGTATTTAGTCAAGTTGTCTCTCCTTTTTAGAGTCGGTACATATATATACAGGCATTTTTTAGGATCTTAGACACAGAATCAGTGAATTTCTGCATAATTTTTTCCGAACTGTGCGTCAATACCTAATTCTACGTTTAGTTTTAGCTTGTCGTTTACTTTACGAATAGTCTCCTCTAGTCTGTATTTGATTGATTCTACATACCTTTCATCTACAAGTGCTATAATTTCATCGTGGAACTGTCCAATGATGTTTAATCCAAACTCTTGACATTGAGCAACCCAATTATCAAAGCACCAAACTCCTGTGCCTTGGTTGAGTGTACTGAACTTGTCTTTGTCAGAACGCAAAGAGTACCACATTTTTGATACAGGGTTCTGTACCCACATACCACCAAGAACTTCTCTTACACGTAGTTCGCTTGAGACCTTCTCTATTGACCAGTTACGCGACCAAAAGGCATCTAGTAGTTTCTGGGCATCCTTCTTACTCATACCTGTCTCACGCGCCAGCTTAGGCGCTCCTACGCCGTATGTGGCAGAGTAGTTTACCACCTTGTAGTTTTTACGTAGGGCTTTTAGACTACGTTCACCAGAATTGTGCTTGTCGATATCGTCTTGCGTAACAACACCAGCATGTTTAGCCAAGTCGAGGTGGGGATCAAACCCTTCCTTACTCATTTCTGCAACATAATCTGGATCATGTGGCTTCATATAATGGCGCTTTGTTGTATCCTCTAGGGATGTCATGTCTGCGCCACACAACACATAACCATCAGGTGATGTTAGGCAACTCCTAATTTCTTTACCAAGTGGCCTATCGACAGAAGGTAAGTTTACCAAAGGTTTCGCGTGTCTAAATCGTAGTGTGTTCGTAAAACCTGCGACAGTGGCCTGTACGTATCCGTCACGTTGGGATACCAACATTCCTTTGAGTAAACCAATTCTATGAGTAAGAACAGACAGACCGTCCAAAATAGTAATGCTAGGCTCTTTATCAGCCAACTCCAAGACACTTTCACAAAGCTCACCGTCCTTTCTTATCTGTGGGATCTTACGTTCACTCCCATCATCCTCTCTAACAAATTTATATGTACGGGGTTGCCAGCCAAGATCAAACAACCACATCTTTACCTGATCAGAAGAGTTAGGGTTTCCTTGCTCTCTGCCTACCTCAACAACCATAGACTTGGTGGTGTATGGCATACGGTTTGTCTTACACAACTCTATCCACCGCTCACCATGACTAGACAGGCTACCACCTTTCTTGTACATAACCTTTGGTTGCGTTCTCATTGCAGTCAGAATACGCTCTGGCATGGCCTTAGCCAATGCCTCAGTCTTCTCTTCTTTCTGTTGTTCCCAGTCAGCCAGATATCCCTGCGCCCTATCTACGTCTAATTTCCACTGCAGGGCCTCTTGTTTTGCGGCACACTTCATCTTGAAGGTCAGATAGTTTATCAGTTGATCTGCTGTTGGACCCTCATTTGGTTTGTCGCAGTATAACTTGTTTAATTTGATCTCAAGGTCCCGCCATAAACGCATGTTAATCTTAACGTCCTCATTGCATCTATGTGCATACTCTTCTTTAGTCAGGTTTTCCCAATCACTGATCTTTGGCTTTGGTACACCGTAGTCCTCACCATAACTCTCTAAGCCGTGCTTACTACGATGGTGGTTGATGTACCATGATAACGCTAACGTGTCGATCAGAGTGGCTTTGACCTCTATCCCTAATACCTTTTCCACTGCAGGGATGTCAAACCTCACAATGTTATGACCGATCAAAACCTTTGCTTCTGTAAAGAATATACGCATAGCCTCATAGTCATGGGTATGCTGTACATCACCATTATCATCAGCCCAAGACAATACGTGTATCTTGGTGCTGTTTAGTCCATCTGTTTCAATATCAAATACTGGCACTATATTACCTCTCTTAGTGTAAAACTGTCTGAATCAAACTTCATCTTTCCAGCCCGTCCCTCTTCGCTGCAGGGGCGGTTTTTTTGTACGCTGATATACGTAGTATTACGTTCATCATAGTCTTCTGACTCTTTGTCACGCTGCAGGTCAATGATAACAGAGGCGCGTTGACCAATCATCTTACAATACTTTGGGTCTCCGTTTTCATTGGTATGGGCGATTGTCACGATCCCTACGTTTAATTCTGCAGCTAACTTTGACAGTCTAATAGACAAGTCTGCAAGCATAGCCTCTTTGCTTTCTTCTGACGTACCTGCAACCACGTCCTGTATTGGCTCAAAGAATACAAACTTACAATCACAGGCTTGGCTAAAGAAGCGTATCTGATCACACAGTTCATCAGATCCTTGACCATCTGGTAAATAAAACTGATAGAAGTTTTCATCTTTGGTCAGTTCTTCGATAGCGGTAACAACAAGGTCTTCTGCGCCTTTCTCTTCGATCAAGTCTCTGCGTGTGAGATTATCTTTCCTATGATACGACACAAGACCAAGAAGACTGCGTAACTTTGTCTCTTCCAGATGCCATGCTGCAATAGGTATCTTACGCTCTAGCATGTTATATTCAAGATAGCGCATGATCTCTGTCTTACCAATTCCTGTGGGGGCCTTGATCACAGTGAAGTGTCCCTGCATCAAACCAAGGATCTTGTCATCAAGTGCCTGTATTCCTGTGGGTACGTACTGATGTTCTGGGGTATCCCGATACAGCGACAAGAATTGTTCTGTGCTATTTAAGATGTTCTCTGGCGTATGCTTACGAGGCTTGAACCAAGCAGACTTAAACTCTTGTGCTGCATTGTTACGCAAGAAATCATTAGCGTCTTTGTACTTGTCATGTGGTACACGATACACCTTGTTTGGGAATAGACGTGCCACACGATCAGCTACAGCATTACCTGCTTCATCGTTATCAACAGATAACACAATACGCTCAAAGCTGTTTAACCAGTCTGCACAATTCTCCCACATTTTCTTGGAAGGGGTAGCAGAGGGCAACGACACAACAGGATTGATGTACTGGCTCTTGAGCATCTGTGCTACTGACAGTGCGTCCAGTTCGCCCTCTGTGATTGTCACAGTCTTAGAACAACCTGCAGTAAACAGGTTCATACCAAACAGTTCGTCACCCTTGAACCCCTCTTTGGTGTAGAACTTCTTATCAGCAATACAGCGTACCTTAATTCCCCCAGAAGGGTATATGTATTCTTGTTTGTCGTCATATGTCAGGACGTTGAAATCCTGCATGGTCTCTTTTGTGATACCCCTCATAGGTACATATTTTCCACTAGAGGGGTCAGGTTTCCTTATTTCCACTACAGTCTCCGCATACTTTGTTGGGTAAGCCTCTTGCGCCCACTCAAAGGTTTCATCTTTTGATGGATATGCCCTATCACAAGCATGGCACTTCCCATAACCCCCAGTGTTCCAACTGAAAGCATCAGAAGAGCCACACAACACATAGGGACACGGTTGATGCGCTTTCTCTGTCATGTGACTCTCCTTTCTATTTATGATTTACGTGAAGATTTGAATTTCAAAGGGGTGTCATCATCCACTGTTAACATATTAAGCCTTTCACGTTGACAACGAACAATGTACATTGCTGCACTTGTCATGTTGCTTACACCACCTTGGAATTTTTTATAGTTCTTGTCTACGAATTGTTCTGCATATTCTATATTTCGATCACAGATAGAACCAAATGCTTCTTGATCACCAAACTCATTAGTGTAAGGTTTCTGTGAAATATCTTTGACCTCACTACGTGCATTATAGTTACGCATATTCTTCACAGATGATCCACCACGTCGAATAAGTTTGTTTGCATTATCGACTGTTGGTTTCAAATTCAAATCCAAGCACTGTTGCTTTGCTGTATTCCATACTTTTGCTGCTGATGTCATTTCGGGTCTCCTAGTTTACAACGGTCAGGTTAGGTTTATCTGTTAAGAAGTCTTCAAGTTCTGGTTCAACAAGATCCATTACTTTCTTTAGCGACAGAAACCATTTAGCATAGTCTCTAGCAATACTTAGTCCTATGTCATCTATTTCATATCCTTCCATTATTCTGTCCAATAGCACCTGTGCGGCGTCCTCTGGATCGCCAGTGTATTGTTGACCATACATTTGAGCGATACCTTTAATCGCACCCATAGCCTCGTTAATGTCATAGTCTGGCACAATAAGAGTACGAGCCTTACGTTCTTTAATCTCCTGCTTTGCTTCCCTATAACCCTCGAATGTGTCAGTCTTTGACGACAAAATAGGATCAGACATAATTTCCTTGCGGTCTTTTTCCCAGCGGTTAACAGTCCTGTGGCCTACCCCAAGAGCATCTGCATGTTCTTCTTGAGAGGGAACCGTTGCGCCATTTGGCGTATCGGCAGTGTTCTGCTTCAGACTGTCTTCACGCTTACGAACACCCAAAGCCTCAGCACGTTTCACATAGAAGTATTCCTTTTCTTGATTACTCCAGTGACCACGATCAACTTGACGCATTGTCACAAAATCAATGGCTTCTTGTCGTGTGCCATGAAACTCTACCATAATTGGATCGACACCAACCTTTTGTGCTGCAACATAACGATGACGACCATCAAGAATAGCACCCTCATATGTTACGACAGGTTGATCTTTATCATACCCATTACGAACCATGTTATCTGCAATCTTGTCGATAGTCTCTTCTTTATATGGCGACCACTTACAGATCTCGTGATACAACATACCATCATGTTTTGTTGCGTTAAGCAAACTTTGTTCCCATTCGTCATCATCCATACTTATGTTTCCTTCTTTAGTTTATTATCATAATAATGATTAAAACTTACGTATATAGATACAGGCAAGTTTCAATATTTTAGACATCACAAATTGTTACAGATCTTTTCAAGTGCTGACTTTTCTCTACGAGATACCCACTTTTGGTTGTGGCACATCTCTTTACCTACAGCATCTTGTGTCATACCATCCCAATATCGCATACGAATAATTGTCCACTCGTCGTGAGTAAGACAATTAAACGCAGTCATAAATACGTGCCTGATGAATTGTTTACGCTCCAGAATTGTCTCTGGAGATTCACCCATTGCCATCTCCTCTCTAATTTCCACTGAAGGGGTGTACAGAGCTTTTTGTAGTGCCATAGCAGTCCAGTTG